GGGCGGCCCCGCCGCAGCGGTATGGCCGATGCCGAAGGTCCAGACGTTTTTGACATCGAGATAGGGTCCGGGCACGAGTCCTTCGTGCCGGACAAGGGCCATCAGGCCCCGGTCTGTCATGTGCATGGGATCACCCGAAGATGGAGGAAAGGATCAGGATCAGGGCGGCGACCAGAAGGCCGATGCGCAGGCGGTGGCTGAAGGCTTGTGCCGGATCGGCGGCATCGCATCGGATGGCGCGTGCAAGGCGGAGTAGTTCATGCATCGCTGTCGCCCCCCTTGCCGCTGCGCAGCCGGGCGAGGATGACTTCGATGAAGGCGGGGCCGAAGACGCCGACCAGATAGGCGGCCGAGCCCGCCGCCCCCCCGGCCGGGATCGCCTGCGACGGCAGGCTGAGCCAGGCCGTGATGATCGCCATGGACAGACTGCCCATCCCTGCCGCGATCAGACCGCCGAGCAGGATGTGGCGCAGGGCATCGCGGAGCCGCATTCGGGTGGTCAGCGCGTTGGTCGCCCCGCCAAGCGCACCCCAGGCCGCCAGGATGACGGTGGTAGAGGTCGCCAGATCGCGCAGCACCGCGGCGACAAAGCCGGTTTCTTCGTTCATCGCCGGATCTCCAGCAGCGGAATGGATGTGATCGACCCGAGACGCTCGAGGTCGAGGGTGACGTCGAGCATGTCGGTGTCGAAACGGACGGGGACGTCGAATTCGAAGCCCGCCGTGATTGCGACGCCCGCGCCGGGGGCGGTGGTGAAGGTGACGCTGCCGGTCGTAGAATCGACGCTCCAGCCCAACATCTGCTCGACGCCGTTCAGGGCAACGCGGACAGTCCCCGCCACCGCCTTGGCGATGGCACGGGTCCAGCTCTGCGCGCCGGAAGTGTAGCGCTTCAACAGGGCGAAGGTGGTGACCGCGCCATTGCCGGTGCCAATGGGCTGGTCGGTCGGGGCCACCGCCTGCGACGGCAGGCAGGACTTGTAATCCGCCCAGTCCTTGTAGCGAAAGCCGTGCAGGCGGCCGTTGCGGGCTTCAAAAAAGGCGACGACCGCCGCCAGATCGTCAGCGCGGCGGATGCCGTAGGCGACATCATAGCGGCGTCGGCTGTTGGCCCAGCTGGCGTTGCGCTCTTCGTCGCCAGAGGCCAGTTCGACCACTTGCGTGCGCCGTTCCGGCCCGCCGCGCGCCCCGCGGCTGATGTTGTCGGGGAACCTGACCTCGTGAAACGCCATCACATGCCCCTCCGACCCAGCGACACGGCGCGGGCGATGTCGCTCGCCACCTGCGTGCGCGATTGCCGGAAGCTTTCGGCGTCGCGCGCCATGATGGTGACGGTGACCGCAGGCGCGCTGGACTGGCCTTGGCCGTAGCCCGCTGCCTCGCGGCGTGAGAGGACACGCTCGCCGCGTTGCAGGATCGCCGGAACCTCGTCGGGCTTGATCCCGGCCCAGCCACCTGCATGCATGCGTGGGGCATTCGCGAAGGCCAGAGCCGGAACCATGCGGCCCGGGCCCGGCGATCCGACCATGCCACCGGTGTGCAGGATATTGGCGAATATCCCGCCCGCACCGCCAAGTGCGCCCGACAGCGCATTGGCAATCGGCCCGAGGATGAACGTCCGCGCTGCCAGCTTGGCCAGATCGGCGATCATCGACGTCACCAGATCGCGGAAGTCGAGCTTGCCGGTCTTGACGAACTCGCCCACCGCATTCTCGGCCGAGGTGAAGGCCCCGACCAGCGCGCTTCCAATATCGCCGCCGATGTTGCGCGCCTTGATAGCGTAGTCGGACGGCGCAGCCGTCACTGCGCCCCAGCCGGTCGCGGCCAGGTCGGCCCCTGCGGCAGCTTCCGCCCCAGCGTCCCGAGCGGCGGCCCCGGCTCCGGCAGCGGCGGCCGTGGTATCGTCCAGTTCGGTGTTCAGCGCATCGGCCGAACTGGCGGCTTCTGCCAACGCCGTTTCGGCATCAGATCCGGTGCCGGTCACCGCGTCGCGCAGCGCCTGCCAACTGGCCAGCGGACGGCCTGCGGCATCAGCCAGCATGCCTGCCGCCTCGCGATAGCCGTCAGCGCGGGCGCGGGCGTCGTCGGCCATTGCGCCAAGCCCGAGGTCGGGTGGCTCGAGGTAGGTCCGCGACAACGCGGCTGAAAAGGCATCTGCTGCGGCCGCTCCGGCTGCGGTTGCAGCACCCTCGAACGGGTTGCCGATCCTCGCCAGTTCCACTGGGTCGAGCGTACCGATCCGCACCCCACCTTCGCCCACCGCCCAGTCCGGCAGCAGCTCCAAGGCCGCGTTCAGCCCGTTGATGAAATTGTTGATGCGCGTGACGACGCCATTCAGCATCGCCTCGACGCCAGAGATCAGCCCGTTCGCTGCCTGGAATGCAAAGTCGCCGATGGCGCCGGGCAGACTGCCCCAGATCGCCACCGCAGCGTCATAGGCTCCCTGGAAGATCGCCGCCGTCCGGTCGCCGAAGCTGACGACGCCCGCGATGGTGCCTTCAAGGGCCGAGAGTCCGGCCGCCTTCACGCTCTCCCAACCAGCGGCCATGTTGGCGAATGCGGCGTCGAGCGACAGACCAATGCGCGACCAGACTTCCTGCGCGAGATCGCCCAACAGGCGAAAGGCTTCGCCCACGCCGCCGACACGTGCCACAAGCTGCGAGAACTGATAAACCAGTTCCCCCGCGCCAACGATCAGCGCGCCGATGCCGGTGCGGATCAGCGCGCCCCGCAGGAACACGAGTGCGGTGGCGAGGCCGCGCACCGACAGGGCAGCGACGGCCAGCCCGGCCACCCAGCGACCCGCCATGAAGGCGGCGAAGGTCGCAACATAAGTGCCGAGCCGCGCGAGGTTGTCGAATACTGCGGTGATTGCGCCGCCGATGGGCCCGGTGCTGCGCGCCATGTCGGCCAGCGCGTTTGCTACGGTCTCCAGCGCCGGGGCGACAGCAGCGGTCAGTCGGTTGGTGAGGCCGAGCCAGATCAGGCTCAGCTTGGCGATGGCATCGCCGGTGCGTTCGATCTGCGCCGCGGCGGCCGCACTCACCGCCACCCCGAAATCCTGCACATCCTGCGCCGCTTCCCGCAGGGTGGCGGAATCGATGCGAAGGAACGCCAGTGCGGCCCGGTCACCGAAGAGGTCGGAGGCCACGGCGGCGCGTTCGGCCTCGGGCACATAGCGGGCCAAGGCGTCCTGAATGGCGACGATGCGTTGATCAAGTGGCAGCGCCTGCAGTTCGGCGGCGGTAAGGTTCAGCCGCTGCAGCGCCCCCACCGCCGATCCCGATCCGGCTGCCGCTTCCGACAACCGCGTCGTCAGCTTCTTTGTGGCCTGTTCGATCTCGCCCATCGACACGCCCGCCAGTTCTCCGGCCCATGTCAGGGTCTGGACGCTTTCGACCGTGGTCTGCATCGACTGTGCGAGCTTGGCCTGTGCATCGACGTTGGCGAGACCAGAGCGGATCATCGCGACACCTGCGGCAGCGGCAGCAACGGTCACGGCGGCAAGCGCAATTCCGGCTTTGCGGGCAAAGCTGCCCAGCCGGGCATTGGCGAGTTCCATTTCGGAGGACAGACGGCCAAAACCGCGCGCGCCGGCGTCGCCGATGCCTTCGAGCTCCGCGCGCACCTGACGGCCGCCCTCAGCCACCAGCCGGACACTGACCCTTTTCTCAGCCATGGCCATCTCCGATCTGTTCGTTCAGCTTGCGCACCATGACCGCCTCGATCTCGGGCAGCAGTTCGGCGGCGATCAGGGTGTCGATCCCGAGGGCCTGCGCCATTGCCAGCGCCGCGCCCATGTCCCAGCCGAGCACCGCGCCAGGGATCACCCGCAGTTGACCCCCAAGGCGGCCGACCAGATCCCAGACCTGCCAGCCATCTTCCGTCTTTGGCCGGTTCAGTCTTGCTGGGCAGTCGAGGCAGATGCCCCCGCAGCCCTCGCAGGGTGTACAGGCCGCGCAGTAGCGGTCGCCCCCACCGAAGGACCATTCGGCAAGGGCGCGGAGACGTTTTTTTCCGCGTCCAGGATCAGGCCCTTGGCGACATATTGGGTCTGGAAGGCTTCGAAGACCGGCCAGATTTCCAGCAGTGCGTCGATGCCTTCGGGCGAGACCGGAACAGCATTGCCCGCGTCGTCGCCAACGCCCTCCCAATCGAGCACCGCGCGCCGGGCGACGGCCTTGGCCATGGCCAGCGCCAGTTCCTCCTGCGTGGCGGTCTCCGGCAGGGCTTCGATGGCGGGATCGGCACGCGCCGAGACCATCAGGGCGGTGGTCAGCGGCGCGACCTGCAGCCGAAGGCCGGGGGCGAGGGTCAGCCACGAAGGGGATGCAGTCAGGTTCAGTCTGATCATGGTCAGTAACTCACAACGGTGTTGACGAGGACGACGGTGCACATGCGGGCGGGGCTGACGGCCTTGGCGGCCTGCCAGTCGAAGGTGGCCTGAATGCCTTGCGGGCCCGGGATTTCGATGCGTGGGCGTGGCAGATAGACGGCATGCGCGGTGAAGGTGAAGCTGGCGTTGGCCCCAAGGCTCCAGGCGAAGACCAACTCGCAAGGCGTGCCATCGATGGCCTGCGTGATCAGTGTGCTGTCGGCAAAGCGCACCTCCACCCGACCGGTCAGCGCGGCCATGCCGGGGTCTGCTCCCTCGATGCGGCCGTCCGAGCGGATGGTCTCGATCCGATCGAGACCGTTGGAATAGGTCACCTCGGCGGAAATGACGTTGCCGAGCGGCGAGCCGTTGCGTGTGATCGCCCCGTTGAAATGGCCAAACCGCTGCAGCGCCAGCGAGGTGGGAGTGCCTGCGGCCGTGGTGGCCGCGACGTTCTCACCCTGCGCCACCAAGCGCGCCGTCGCGGTCAGGAGCCCCGACCGCGCCATTTGCCACGAAAGCTGATCGCAGACGCAGCCGGTGTACATCGCATAGCGCGGCACCTCGGGCATGGCCGTCTCGATGGCCATGCTTGGCAGCGTCCAGTTGCCGGACTGGAAGGTGTGAGTCTTGGGCGTCGTGCCGGAGGAGACAGGCGAACCGAAGGCCGCCTTCAGCCAGAGGCCAAGGTTCTCGACATCGATCGGCACCACGACATCGCCGTCGGCGATGACCGCATCCTTGATCGGGGCCAGCGGGTCACGCCCCTGGCCCAGCAGTTCCGAAGCGATCAGGGGCTGTTCGGAGCCGAGCGTGGTGCTGGCGAAAGGCACCGTCCGATAGCCCGTGGCGGGCGCGGTGCCATAGACGGATTCGAACGCAAGCGCCATCTGCGCCCGCGCCCCATGGGCTCGTGCCATCGTGTTCTCCTGTGGTGAGTGGGGTCAGGCCAGCGGGTCGGCCGTGGAATAGTGCAGGATGACCGGGATCACCGCCGCCTTCAGGCTGGCGGCACCCTCCACCGGCAGATCGATCAGGCGCGGGGCTTCCGCCTCGACCCAGTCGCAGAGGCCGCCCAGCGTGCGGTCGGCGGCAATCGCCGCGCCGATGCTGGCGCAGAGCGTGTCGAAAGCGACATCACGGGTGGCACCCTGCACGACGGCCTCGATCTCCGCTCTGTGCTGGTAATGATAGCGCAGCGGCGACAGCGTCACCTCGGGCTCCCCCGGTTCGCCGTCGCGCAGGATCAGGAGGCCTGCGGTTGGCACGCGCTCTGGCAGGACGTCGCCCCGCTGGGTGGTGGCGGGCAACGCCAAAAGCCGCGCGTGCAGCGCGGCGAGGATGGTTTCGCGAGGGGTGGGCAATGATCCTGTTCCTCAGATTATCTTGAGCAATCAACACTCGACGTTTCGACTAGCTTTTTCAGGGAATTTAGGGCCACTGAACCCCGGCGTAGCTAGGATCAGGTGGAACGATGAAGCAAGGGGACGTTGATGAGGCTCTCGCGGTGCTTTACCTGCGACTGAACGGGTATTTCACCTCGGGGTTAATCATTCACTCGCCGCAGCACGGGCAAGCGACAACAGATGTGGACTGCGTCGCTATCCGAATGCCGAACCACAAGCAGACTGAGCGGGTTGTAGGTGATGCGCCCTTCTTGGCGATCGAACCCGGATTAATCGATTTGATCATCTGCGAAGTCAAAAGCGACGCATCGGACGTGGCCTTCAACAATCCGCTCAAGACAAACCGGCAGGCGGTTGAGGCACTTCTTGAGTGGTGCGGGGTACACTCCGATGGCGGCACTGCAAGTGTAGCTGAGAGAGTTCAGCCTCTATTCGCCGACGACGCCAAGATTGAGCAAGTAGTTTCAGGTATCGTAGACGAAGGTGTGCGCGTTCGCGTGTTACTGTGCTGCCCCACCAGTGCCCCCGGCAACGGTACTCGTTGGCTGTTGGACGGGGTTGAAATCCTCCGATATGCTGAAGAATGCTTTAACCCAGCAGAGCCGCGCGAAACTTGCTCAGTCCGCTACAATTTCCAGCAGTGGAGTTATCCACTTAGCCGGATTGTCACGTGGCTTAAGGACAAGAAACGCCAGACTCCAACAACAGTTGATGAGTTGTACAAACACTTGGAAGTTGTTCGGCAAGTATAAACCTAAAACCTTGCCTCCGCCCAGTTCGCCACAATTAACCCCGGCACTCCGTCATGCGCACGCTCGGCATCCCGCGCCAGATTCAGCCGCTTTGGCAGCTTGACCTGCGGCACCAGCAGGAAGATCGGCGCAGTCACGACGCCCCGGCCGGTCTTCGACCGTGATGCGACGGCGCGGCCCTTGGAATTGAGCCGCCCCTCGGCGACCAGCAGGCTTGGCCCCCGGCGGCGATAGATGAACCGCAGGCGCAAGCCCGTCCGGCGTTCCCATTCGCCGGGAGTGATGCGCCCGCCGCGGGTGGATTTGCCCGCCGCTGGCGTGGGGATCGCCAGCCAGAAGCCACTTTTTGAGCGGATCAACGGGCCGGTATCGTGCGCGCCGATGATCACCGGGGCGTTTGACCAGACCAGTGCTGCCGCGTCCAGGCTTTCGCCGGACTTCGGGAAATTGGCGGAGCGGATCGAGTTGGCAAGCCGCGTGCCCAGCCCCGCGCCAGTGATCTGGCCACGCCAGGCAGCTTTCAAGCTGGTGCCAGCCTCGCGCATGGCGGCGGTGACAGCGCGTTCCCCTGCTGCCACCTCGGCCGCCATAAGGGCGACGATGTCCGGATTGATGGCGAGTTTCAGTTTCACGCGGGCCTCAGATCGACAGTCCAGACCAGCCGTTCGCGGTCGCGGAAGGGCTCGCCCTGAATGAGAAAGGCGTCCCCGCCAATCTCGAGCCGGTCGCCGGGGCGCGGGTTCGGCACCTCGGCGACGCGCAGGTCGATGCGCGTGGTTTCCGACCAGAGCCGCGCATCCCCGAATTCACTGACGGCGTCGGCACGCCGGGCGACGACGCGCACCAGCATCGGCGCGCCGCCATCGGATGTGTAGATTGCCTCCACGCCGATGTTAGGATCGGCGAAGAGCATCTCGATCGCTGCAGCAAAGGCGTTCATCACGTCCGCCGCGCCGAGCGCAGCACCTGCGGGCGGGTGCAGATCGGCAGCGGGTTGCTTTCGATCTCGAGGCGGACCCATTCGTCGCGATCCCGGTCTGGGATCATGCGGGCATAGAGCGGCTGGCCCAGCGTGTTGACCGTCTCGAAGGTGTCGGCGGGGGCGTGGTAGATCTCGAACAGCCCGTCGACGGCCTCGGGGTAAAACACCGCCTTGTCAGTCGCAACGCCAAAGCCCGCCCCACCCCGATAGCGGCGGAAAGTGATGCCACCAAAGCTGACTTCATCAGCGATGCGCGACCGCAGATCGGCAGCGGCGGCGGTATTGAGGTAGGTTTCGCGCACCTCCTTGTGCGCCACCAGATCGGCGAAGAAGGTCGAACCGCATTCGGCGCGCAGTGCGATGGCGCCAGTGGCAAGGCCGCCCATCGTATCCTCGACACTTTCGATCAGAGCCTGGCAGCGTTTGCGCAAAGCGCCCGAGGCCGGGGTGGCGTTGTCGAGATCAAAATCCACCTCGGTGGCGGGAGTGATGCCGAATTCGGTGAAGTAGTTTACCACGGTGGCGCCGTCGCGCGGGTCTTTCACCAGCCCCTGGATGCCGTTGAAGAGGTGATACTCGAAGGTGGTTTCGGCGTCATTGCGCAGACGGCCGAGTTTGCGGGCGACCTCGGCCTGCACTTGCTGGGTGGCAGACTCGCTGCCGAAGTCGCGCACTTGCTGGATTTCCGAGGCCCAGATCACGTCCTGTTTCTTGAACTGGCGGCAGACGAAAGCCCGCACATCGCGACGCTCCGGGGTCTGCTGGTCGTAGGCCGAGCCGCGTTCGGAGAACGGGATCAGCGACAGCGTGCCGTCGCGGCTCTCGATGACCACGGTGCGCGAGCGAACGCCGCGCGGGCCGAACAGGCCCGACCCCGACAGGGTGGCGGGCTTAAAGGGGATGTTTTCCAACGCCCGGGTGAGTTCAATGATCGAGAAGGCATCGCCTTCGAAGATGTCCATGCTGGCCATGGGGTGCCTCCTGATTTGGGGGTGTGGATGTCCGGGTTAGCGGACGAGAATGCCGAGGTTCAGCAGGGCGGCGTAGGCAGCCGCGATCTGTGGTGCGGTGGGCGTGCCGGGGATGCTGATCTCGTATTGGTTGACGATGGCGGGGCCGCGGATCAGCACGACGGCATTGGTGTCGCCGCCGCTGGCATCGACGCTGTCCCAGAGGATCGCCGCTGCCGTCTGGGTGCCGTTTGCGGCGGCGGGATCATGGGCGGCATATTTGCCCGAGGCGGTGATCTTGCCCAGAATGGTGCCGGGCTGCAGGTTGCCGGAAGCCAGAATGACGGTGCTGCGGCAATAATCGCGCAGCGCTTCCCAGACGAGGAAGCCGCCCGCATGGCGGGTTTCAGTGAGCGTGGTCATGGGGTTATCCTTTCAGACGGAAGGTGCGGGCGATGACGTCGCCCCAGGGGCGCGCGCCAGACGGGCGTCCGGGTTGCGGATGGGCGGCAGAGATGTCGGGTTCCGTCTCGGCGCGGTGGGCCAAGAGCGCAGCGCGGACCTCGTCGAGACCGGCATCACGCTCGAGGAACCGGCCCGCCATCTGCGGTTGCCCAGCGAGGCGGCAGAGATCCACAACGGCGCGGGCATGGATCAGTGCTTCGGCACGGATGTTGACGACATCAACAATAGGGACGGCACTGGCGGCATCTGTTACCGTCGGCGGCCCGCCCGGATCAGGGGGCGGATCAGGTTCGGCTGCAGGCTGTCCCATATTCACAGGGAGGTCGTTTCCCGCGATACCTTCGGCATCGTCGTCGGACACGGATCCCTCTGGCGCATCGTCAACATCCGCCACCTCATTGCCTGACGGTTCATCCTGAGCCTCCTCACCGGCACCCTCCACCAGCACAGGCGGTGCATTGCGGAACCGCCCCACATCGAACCGCGCAGCAATGCGGACAGGTTCTGCGATGCGGTCGGCAAAACCGAGATCCAGCGCATCCTTGGCATCGAGCCAGGTTTCCGCCGCCATCAAGGGCGCGATTTCTTCGGGCGGCCGCCCAGACTTGGCGGCATAGCCCTGCAGCAAGCTGCCCTTGATCTTGTCCAGCGCCTCGGCCATCGCGCGCATGTCGATGGCGGTGCCCATCACCACGCCGGCAGGATCGTGGATCATCAGGAAGGCGTTTTCCGGCATTATTACTTCGTCGCCCGCCATCGCGATGTAGGACGCAGCGGAGGCGGCAATGCCGTCGATCCAGACCGTCACCATGCCGGAGTGGCGCTTGATCGCGTTGTAGATCGCTACCGCATCGAAAACCGAGCCGCCCGGGCTGTTCAGCCGCAAGGCCAGCGGCGTGGCATCCGGCAGTGCGCCCAGTTCTGCAAGAAACCCTTTGGCCGAGACACCGTAAGCCCCGATCTCGTCATAGATCACCACCTCCGCGCTGGTGCTTTGGGCGCGGATCGTGTACCAGCTGTTCATCGGCTTACGCCTCCTGTTCTGTCTCGGTTTCCGGCTTGCGGGTCGGTGTGGCCCGCGCCCCCTGCGTCTCGCCCGGGCTGGTGCGATAGGTGAGACCCATGTCCCCGGCGCGCTTGGCGTCCGCTGCGTTCTCGCGGTCGATTTCTTCGACGTCGTAACCGGTGGCCTCAACAACCTTGCGACGCGAGATGATCCCCGCCTCCATCGCCAGCACCTGCGCCTGGATGTCCTTCAAGGGATCGACCCAATCCCAGCGTGGCGGGATCCAGTTCACCGGGCGATAGCGCGCGGGGGACCAGGCGAAGTCCGGCAGGTCCAGCGCCCCCGACAACACCGCGGTTTCCAGCCAGCGCGCCCAGACCGGACGGCACAGCTGATGCGCGACCACCCCGTGCTGCAGTTGCTCGACACGGCGACGGAATTCGACCAATTCGGCGCGCAGGCTGGAATAGTTGGCCTGCCGCACATCACCGGTCACCAGATGATAAGGCAGCCCCAGCGAGGCCGAGACCGACAGCAGGGTCCGGTATTGAAACGCCTCATAGCCGCCGCCGACATCGGCGGGGCTGGAGAACTTCACATCCTCACCCGGCAAAAGCACCTGCAGGGTGCCGGGTTCCAGACTGACGGTAGCACCACTGTCGTCGGTCGCCTCGATCTCGCCCATCAACTGCTCTTCGGGCGCGGTCTTGGTGATGAAGCCCGCGAACATCGCCGCCGTTTTCTTCCGGTCAAGTTCGGCATCGTCGTACTGGTCTAGGAGGAACAGCCGCACCATGGCAGGTGCCACATGCGGCAGGCCCCGGATTTGCCCCGCGTCGATGGGGCGGTAGATGTGCAGGACGTCCCCGGCCGGTACGCGGACCGTTTCCCGCGTGACCATCCCCTGATCGGTGCTGTCGCCGGGATGGCGGCGGCGGAAGTGGTAGGCGACGCGACGCCCGATGGCATCGAACTCGATGCCGCAGCGGATGCGATTGCCATTGGCCGCGGATTCCGTCTTCTCGAACGGCAGCATTTCCGATTGCAACAATTGCAACTGGATTGGGACCAGCAGACCATCCTCGGCCCGGCGCGGACGGAGCCGCACGAAGCATTCGCCCGCGACAAACATTTCGCGCGCCACCATGGCCTGCAGGCCGTAGAAGTCGGTCAGCCCATCGGCATCGGCCTCATCGGTCCAGGCGAGCCAGAGCCGCTGCACCTGATCGCGTAGGGCCGGATCCTCGATCAGCGACGAGGGCTTGATCCCGTCGCCCACGAGGTTCGATGCAAACGCCTCGCAGGCATTGGCGGCATAACCGTTAGTCACCACCAATTCGCGCGACCGCGCCAAAAGACGCGGCCCGCCCGAGGCAATCAGCGAGTTGATGTTTTCCAGCGGCGGCTGCCAGCCCCGCAACCGGCGCTGCGACATCGCCCCTTCCAGCCGCGCACGCACGGCTACAGGGCCGCCGGTGCCCCGGCGGCGAAAGGCATCGAGCCAGCCCATGCGTCACAACCCCTTGGTGGTGATCACGCGCACCTGCCGGATGATCTTGCGCCCTTCGGCCGTGGCGATCTCACGGTCCAGTACTTCGATGGCCCGGTCGATCTCGGCGATGCTGCGGTAATCGACGGTCTTGCCGTCGTAGCTCACGCGGGCCACGCCGCTGGAGCGCTGCGCTGACAAGGCATCGCGGCGAGTCTTCAGCTCGGCAGTTGTCGGCATGGGGTTTTATCCGTTAGGTTTCGGGTGCCGCCGCGGGAAAACAACACCAGTCATGAACGAACCAGTCGTCCGCATCCGCATCGAACTTGAAGGGACCGACCCGCAGGTCTGGCGCTCGGTCGACGTGCCTCTGTCTTCCACACTGACAGCGCTGCACGACATCATTCAGGTCACGATGCGCTGGCAGGGCGCGCATATGTTCGAATTTGTCGTCGGCGACCAAGTCTATGGCGAGCCTTATCCCGACGACAGCGCCTGGGACCGCAAGGTGTTGCAAGCGAAGAGCATCCGCCTCAAAACGCTGGTCGAGCGTGGGGTCGATCGCTTTCTTTACGTCTACGATTTCGGCGACAACTGGCGGCATCACATCATCCTGGACAGCGTCCGGCAGGGTGAAGACCACACTGACTACCCGGCCTTCGTCGGCGGAGCCCGCCGCGCACCGCCCGACGATGTCGGCGGCATCAGCGGATTCGAGGCATTTCTGGAAGCCGTGACAGATCCCCGGCATGAGGATCACGACCAGATGCTCGAATGGAATGATGGATCCTTCGATCCCGAAGATATCGATGAGCGCGATATCCGCATGATCATCGGAAACTTTGCTGCCCGCCGTCGCGGCCCACTGCTACGCCATCGTGGCTCGGGCCGTACAAGAGAGCAATGATCGGGTTCGTCTATGTCCTCGGCTGTGATGCCCCGGGCTGCTATCGCACCTATGTCGGCTGGACGCTCGATCTCGAACGCCGACTGGCCCAGCACAATTCCGGCACCGGTGCGAAGTCGACACGCGGCCGGGTCTGGTGCCTGATCTATGCCGAGCGGCTGCCATCTCGGAAAGAAGCGATGAGCCGCGAGTGGTATCTGAAGCGAGACCGCCCGATGCGCCGACAGTTGGCGCTGTCGGCGCAGGGCCAGGGATTCTGATCACCGCATGTAGTTCGATGCCACCGACCTGCGCCGTGCCGGACTGCGAACCGCACGGATGGATCCGGCAGCACCCTTGTCTTGGCTCCCCTCATCCTTGCTATCCCCAGCCACCTGCGCTTCCAGATCGACCCAGCGCGCCTCGGACCAGCGATCAGCCCCGACGATCCAGGCGGCGGCGCGGGCGTAAACCCGGCAATCCAGCGCCTCGTTGCGCTCGCGCAGCTTCTGCCATTCGAGCCGGGCAAAGCCGCGTTTGGTGCGCACCGTGACCAGTTCTTCGGCCACCAGCTGCTTCAGCCATTCGCTTTCGACCCAATCGGGCAGATGCACTGTGCCTGGCGGAAACTGCACCCCCTCGCCCAGTTCCTCCTTCGTCGGGCGCGGCAGGCCGAGATGGCGGTAGGTTTCCGCCTTGAAGGTGGAAACCGCCACCGTCCAGAGTCGCGCGCCCCGGCGCAGACGCTTGCCCGCGTCGGTCACATCGACATAGGTCGGCCCCGATACCGGGCTGGAGCGATTGAACCCTTCGACGCCCTTGACCGGGGCAACCTGCGCCACCCCTTGCCGCCGCGACCAGGCGTAAACGGCCGGAGCCTCATAGCCGGTGTCGACGGCGAGTTTGGCCAGCCGCAGATGCGCACCGTTCTGATGCGTCCATGTCCGATCCAGCAGCTTTGTCAGTTCCGCCCACGCGCCCTGATGATCCGGGCCGCCGTCGATAACGATGTGATCGACCAGCCAGCTTGTCCCACCTCGGCCCCACGCCCAAACGTCGACCTCGATCCGGTCCTTCTGGACGTCGGCCCCGGCGGTCAGGAACAGCCCGCCTGCCGGAACGATGCCCGGCTTCCACGACTCACGGCGATCATAAAGCCGCGACCAGTCCGGCGCTTCGCCGCTCTCAACCCATGTCTCGCCCAGAATCGTGTTCTTGAACGCCCGGATCGCCTCGTCCGAGCCCTGCGCTGCCTCCCATGACCGCACGATCCGCTCCCAACTGAGCCAGCCGATCGGCGAGTAAAGCGCCGAGAGGTGATAGCCGACGGTGCCGGGATCGGCGGCGACAGCGGTTGCGCGCCACTCGCCTGCCTCCAGCATCGCCGTCTTGTGGTGTTCCGCGATGGGGCGTTCGCAGCCCTCGCAGTGATATTCGGCAGCGTCAGGCCGCGTCTTTTCCCAGCGCAGCCGCTCGAACTTCAGCCACTGGAACTGGCGGCAATGCGGACACGGCACGAAGAACCGGCGCTGATCGCTGGCCTCGTATTCGCGCTCGATCCGGCTCAGCCCCCGGATCGTCGGCGTCGAGACCAGAAACACCTTGCGCCGATGGGCAAAGGTCAGCGACCGCGCCTCGGCAAGACTGACCGGATCGCCCTCCTCATCCGCAGAGGCCGGATAGGCGTCGACCTCGTCCAGAAAGATGTAGCGCGCCGGGGTCGAGCGCAGACCGACAGCCGAGTTCGCCCCGGTCATGATCAGGATGCCGCCCGCGAATTCCTTCGACAGCATGGTGTTGCCCGCGTCGCGTGACCGCGCCGGTTTGACCCGTTCACGTAGGGCGGCGCTTTCCTCGATCAGCGGGTCGATCCGCTGGCGCGAATTGCGCTTGGCCAGTTCCACGGTCGGCTGCACCGCAAGCATCGGGCCCGGCGCCTGGTGGATGGCAAAACCGATCCAGTTGTTCCCGGCCTCTGTTGCACCAACCTGTGCCGCCTTCATGAACACGACGCGCTGGACGGCTGAACTCGGCGACAGCGCATCCATGATTTCGCGCATGTAGGGCGTGCGCGACGTGCGGTAGCGTCCCGGCTCGGCGCTGGCGCGCGACCCCAGCATCCGGTGCGCATCAGCCCATTGCGACACCGTCAGATCGGCATCGGGCTTGATGCCCAAGCCCCAGGACCGCAGCAGATCTTCAGCGCCATCGAAGGTCGAAGGTCCATCCATGCCGTCAGCGAAGGTCGATGCGGACCTCGGCGAGGCTTTCGAGTTGGGCGCGGACATGGGCTTCCAGAACCTTCTGCATCATGGCGGGCTCCAGCATTCCGTGATCCGCGATCATCACCCCCAGTTCCGATGCCATCAGCGCCGCGGCCCGCGCGGGCCAGGTCACCCAGGCATCGCGCTCCTCCCGCGCCAGCCGGAACACCAGCCCCACCGCGCGATTGCGGTCGATCAACTCACCCTTCAATTGGGCGAGCTTCAGCTTGCGCTCCTGCGCCTTCAGCACCTCGTTGGCGGTCCTGGCCTGCAGGAAGGTCGTGCCACCACCGCTGACCGGGGCGGGCAACCCTTCGTCGCGAAGCGTCTCACCCACGGCTGACAGCGCGGTATCCGGCACAGGCTTCAGCTTCGGCGTGGCTGGCGCGGCCGCGGCCTTCGCGCCACGCTGCTTTGCGGGGTCGGTCATCGCAGCCCGCCGCGCATCCGAAGCGATGGCATCAATCGAGCCATCGGCGTGCTGAACCAGCCGCCCGGACTCCTTTGCTTTCTGGATTGCCCCCCGCGACAGACCGACATGCGCGGCATACTGCCGCTCGCTCATGCCTTCCATCACGTGCTCCGATTATCATTCAAAACCATGAGCTTATTCGGTTGATAAGCATCCGGACTAGAGCGAACGTTGATCAACCGAAGCGATGCAACTCGATCAGGGAGCCTTCAAAATGACCCACCGCGCCACCGACAACTCCAAAGCCCTGAACGCCTTCCTTGCCGCCAAACACGAGATCGACGGGATGCTCGAGCGGCTGGCAACCCTCAGCGCTGACCATTTCGAGACCCGCCCCGACGAGATTCATTGGGGGCACGTTGGCACCCTGAACCGCTACAGCGCCAAACTGCGCGAGATCACCGACAGCGCCTTCAAGGAAGGCGAACACGCCGAGTGACGACACCCCTTCCGGGACACGCCCGCCGACTGGCGGGCTTGGTCTCGTAGGAGGGCTGCGGTTGTCGCGCCCCGATACGGAGACGAAGATGACCCAGATCCAGCTGACTGACACCCAATCCATCATCCTTTCAACGGCCTGCGGACGCGACGACGGGATGGTGTTTCCGATCACGGCCAAGCTCAAAGGTGGTGCCGTCGGCAATGTGTGCAAAAGCCTTCTGAAACACGCCCTCCTTGAGGAAGTTGCCGCCACCGACCTGAACACGGTCTGGCGTCACGACGAAGAGCGCGGCTCGATCACCTTGCGCGCCACGCCGCTGGCCTATTCGACGCTTGGGATCACAGACGATCCGGCACCCGCGACATCGATTACGAGCGGCACCGAACCGCTGCGCCGCCGCATCGGCACCAAGCAGGACACCCTGATCGCCATGTTGCGCGCACCTGAGGGTGCCACCATTGAGGAGATTGTCGCTGCACTGGACTGGCGGTCACACACGATCCGGGGTGCGATGGCCGGGGCGCTGAAGAAGAAGCTCGGCCTGACCATCACCTCGGAAAAGGTGGACGGTCGGGGAAGGGTTTACTCCATCCGCTGAACGCCAGACATCTCGACGCGCATTGAAAAAGACGCTATATTCGCACTTCATTCGATGCGCGTTGGGAGCCCAGCCATGAACATCACCAAGGACATCAGCCCGCTGACCGAGTTCAAGCGGGATTCGGCGCGCTTGATCGCGCAGATCAAGGAAACCGGTCGGCCGCAGATCCTGACCGTGAATGGCAAGCCCTCGGTTGTCGTGATGGACGCCGCCGCATGGCAGGAGATGCAGGACCAGCTCGACTATGCCGAAACCGTCGCCGGGATCCGCAAAGGTCTGACGCAGGCCCGTGCCGGTGAAGGCGTCGAGGCGGGCCAGTTCTTCGATGACCTTGTCCAGACCAAATGACTTCCTCTCTGCCCGTGATCATCACGCCGAACGCGGCGGATGATCTGACCGCGTCATGGAATTATCTGCGCGACCGCAACCCTATGGCAGCGGACGAATGGCTGGCGGGCATCCGCGACACCATCCTCGCCCTTGGCGCAATGCCCGATGCGCATCCGATTGCACCGGAATCGCGTGATTTCGAATTGGCCGTCCGCCGTGCGCTTTACGGCAAAGCGACACGCTGGCGTATCTACTACGCCCTCATCGACGGGGCGGTTCAGGTTCTGCATGTCCGCCACGGCCGCCGGAGCGATTGGCAACCTTGATCCGTTCGAACAGCCGCCGCAAGGCGAAGGATCTGATGATGCTGATCCCTGTGAACAGCGCGCCCATCTTCAGGTTCTGCGCCAGCGTCGTGTGCAGGCCGAAGACCGGGAAGATCAGGATCTGGGTGACCACGGCAACGCCGTAGCCGACGACCACGTTTGCGACGGCTTCGACGAGCGACATGGCGCGCGTCTGCTTCATGCCGCTGCCTCATCCATCGGCCAGCAGTTCAGCCGCGAGAGTTCGCAGCGCATGCGCCGCAACCAGAGGGACCACGCCGTTGCCACAGAGGCGAAGCCGGTCCACCCGGTGGGCCAACCCATCAGTGCCTCGACGAACAGCGGGTTCAAGGTCCGGCGCGGCTCGGAGGTATCGCTCCCAGCCATCGGCGTCACCAGGACCTGGCGGCCAAGCAGGCCGTTCACCGGCGTGTTCGCCAAGGTCGTCGCCCCGTCCTTGTGATCCCGCGCCGTCGGCGTCATCCACATCTGGCTGGCGTGGGTCAGGTCGGCTGTCCGGCGATTGCCTGCACTCGGTTTGCAACCATCGTTCGCCATCGGTGTCGGCCAGTCGCGCGCCATCCGGTCCAGACCTTTCTCGTCGCGCCTCTCGCCACCCCGGCTGCGAAAGCTGTCGATCTGCGGGGTCGGCCAGAGCGCGGCCGTCGTCGCGAGGTTCATGCCGTGATGGCCCGCCGCCTGCGAGGGCGTCGGCCTCGTCTGCCGGTTCTCGTTGGCGCTGGCCCTCGGCGTCGGCCACAGCCGGAGCAGTTCCGTCCGGTTGCCGCCACTCGACCGGGTGCCAGAGCAGGCGCGCGGGGTCGGCCAGCTCGTCCCCCTCGCGGATGGCGAGGATGAAGAGCCGCTCGCGCTTGTGGGGCGCACCGACTTCCGCCGCTGTGAAGAGGCCTGCCGCAAGGCGGTAGCCCATGCCGACCAGTCCGCTGGCGACTTCGGGGAATCCGAGCCGCAGATGATGGGCGACATTCTCGAGGAATACGAAAGGTGGTTTGATTTCGCCGATGATGCGGGCGACATGCGGCCAGAGGTGGCGCGGGTCGTCCGCGCCCCTGCGCTTTCCCGCGACCGAGAACGGCTGGCACGGATAGCCCGCAGTGATGATATCCACCGCGCCGCGCCAAGGGCGGCCGTCGAAGGTGACAACGTCGTCCCAGACAACAGCCTGATCCAGGGACGCATCTTCCATCCGCGCCACGAGAGTGGCTGCGGCGAAGGTTTCCCGTTCGACATGGCCCACAGCACGATATCCGGGGATGGCGATGGTGAGCCCGAGGTCGAGTCCGCCTGCGCCGGAGCAGAGGGAGAGGCCGAAGAGGCAAGCGTCTCCGGATCCGGAAGCGTCTCCGGAGGAAGGTAAAGCCAGGTCATGCATGTCACGCGGCGGACTTGCGCTTCTGCGCGGTTTCGGGGGGTGCGTCAGTGTCTGGGGCATCTGCAATATCTTCGGCGCTGTCCCCCAACCGCTCGGTTCTCACCTGCGCGAAAGTCCGGCCGTCACCATCAAGGATCGCGTCGCGCCCTGTGTCCGACTGCCAGCGTTCGACAGCCACGTCGATGTAAGCTGGGCTGATTTCCATCGCGAAGACCCGGCGGCCATTGGACTCGCCCGCCATGATCTGCGAGCCGGAACCGCAGAACGGCTCGTAGCAAAGCCCGCCACGCGCCACATGCTGGCGCATCGGGATCCCGAACGCATCGAGCGGCTTCGGAGTCGGATGGTCGGGACGCTCGTCCTTGGTGAAGCTGGGCAGCGCCCATGTCGAGGCCAGCGTTTCTTCGGCCACCTTCGGCGGGCGGTTCGGGCGGCGCCAGCCCATGAAACAGGGCTCGTGTTTCCACAGGTAATGCGACCGGGTCAGAACCCCGCGGTCCTTCACCCAGATGATCTGCTGGTGCACAAAGGCACCCGCCTTTTCCCAGCAGGCTTCCAGCATCGCCTGGCGGCGCGAGGCGTGCCAGCAATACCACGCGGCGTTTTCGGCGATGGCTTCCGCGACGGCGGCCGCGATGAAACCATCGTAAAGCTCGGCCCCCTGCGAACTATCATCCCAAGTGGTGCCGTAGGACGCAGACCAGTCCTTGTTGCGGGTCGGATGGTTCGAGCCGTCGTAGTCGACGAGATACGGCGGGTCGGTCGCAAACAGGATCGCCCGTTCGCCATTCATCAGGCGGCGCACGTCAGCACCGCTGGTGCTATCGCCGCAGAGAAGGCGATGGTCACCAAGGATCCACAGATCGCCGGACCGCGAGGCAGGGTTGCGCGGCGGTTCGGGGATGGTCACCTGCGGCACCGAGCCCCCGGCGCCACCTTCTTCACCGTCCCCCTCCGGCGCGAAGGCCAGCAACTTGTCCAACTCGCCGTCGGAGAAGCCGACCAATGACAGGTCGAAATCCTCCGCCAGCAGATCGTTCAGTTCGGCCGATAGCAGCGCCTCGTCCCAGGTGCCGAGTTCCGTCAGCTTGTTGTCCGCGATCCGATACGCCCGCCGCTGCGCCTCGGTCAGATGCCCGAGCACGATCACCGGCGCATCGGTCAGCCCGAGTTGCGTGGCCGCCAGCACCCGGCCATGGCCCGCGATCAACTCGCCGTCCTCGGCCACGAGGCAGGGCACGGTCCAGCCGAACTCGGCCATGCTGGCGGCGATCTTGGCGACCTGATCCGCGCCGTGGGTCTTGGCGTTCCGCGCATAGGGCTGCAAGCGCGCGAGCGGCCATTGCTCGATGCGCTCCGGGGCGAAGCTGAGGGTCATGCGATGTCCTGTTGAAGGTTGGACTGGCTTCCGGGCTGGACCCCGGATGCGGAGTCCACGCCGGATTTCATCGGCTGCCGGGGTCCGGGGGTATCCACCCCGGAGTCCACCAGCCAAGTGCCTGTTTCATTGTCGTATTTCAGCGGTTTTCGGGTGGCTTCCCGAGGGGGTGGCTTCCCAAAAATCCGGCCCTGTCGCTAGCGATGTGCCGCGCTTCGCCCGCCAGCATACGTTTTCGGCCCGAAAGGAACCGGAAAACAATGACTTGGCGGATCGGGCGATCAGCTGGCTCCGGCTGGACCCCGGTTCGGACTCTGGGGTCCACCACGGCATCCATCCCGAGACCGATTGCGCGGGCGATCTCCCGCACGCGCCTCTCCCGAGCATATCCAATTCATACCCTCGGGAGCCGGTTTCTGTCTCTGCGTAAAGTGTCCGCCGAACACTTTCCTATCCGGCGCGATCCCCTACGCCGCACCCGCCAGCTTGATCACGTCCTGCTTCGACAGGTTGCGGTTGAACCGACGGTTGTTGAGGCGCAGCGAGATGACCGACAGCCCGTAAAGCCAGTGCTGGTTCGCAGCGGATCGCTGCAGCCCGACGGTCCAGCAGACTTCCTTCCACCGCATCCCATAGGCGCGCAGCCAGACGATCTTGCCGTCGATCGGGTCGAGCCCCGCCGTCCAGGTCAGCGTCTCCTCCATCAGGCTGATGGCTTTGGGCGAGGGCAGGATGCGCATGGGCTTGGCTTCCTGATCGACCTTGTCGGCGAAGCTGTGCACGAACTCGGGCCAGGTGCTGAAGTATCCTGACATCCGTGGCTCTGGCATGCGATTCAGAACCCATGCTGCTTCGGCCAGCCGGGCTTCGACGATGCTTGGGGTCCAGTCAGCCACCACGCACCCCCTGCCCTTCGGGCCGCTTGCCATACAGCTTCTCGCCAAGCTGGCGGATGAATTCCCGCTCAGGCCAGGTCAGACGGCGGTCATCGATGGCAACTGCCAACACACCCTGTTCCGTCCAGCCCTCCCGCTTGACCTGATCGGGATCCCGGCGCTGACCGCCGTAGCCTCGTGGATGCCACATCATGCGACACCTCCGCCCGTCTCGATGGCCCAGAGCAGCAGCGCAATGGCGTCCGCCTCGTTGTCGTCGACCGGGCTGAACCCACGCCCACGAGCGGCGGCGATCATCGCCTCCTTCGGCGCATTGCCCTTGCCGGTGGCATGCCGCTTGATGGTGCCGACCGGCACCCCCTGATAGGGCACGCCACGCAATTCGGCCCATGCGGTCAGGGTCGCCATCAGACCGCCATAGACATGGGCGGCATCGGTGCCCGCGTGCCGACGGACCTCCTCGAACCAGATCGCGTTGAGCGGACCGGACAGCCGGTCGACCTCGCTCAGCCAGTTGGTGAAGCGCAGGTAGCGCATGCCGCCGCCATCGAAACGGCCGGGGCGGAAACTGGCAGTGCCGCTGGTGATCAGCCCGGTGTGATCGCGCAGCGCCCAACCGGTGGCGGTGCCGAGGTCGAGCGCGAGAGTTGCCATGAGCCGGGAGGTTGCGCCCGACAATGGGGGCTTTGCCTGGGGCTCAGTCAGAGTCAGAGTCGTCAACGCCATGAGGGGTCTCCGTTGAATGAGGGGAATTCGGTTTTGGTGGTGGGCGGCGGTGGCATCGTGCCTGGGCAGGTCGGGCCATCGTCGTCCGACAGATCCACCCTCAGGGGGCGCGCGCGGATAACCCATACGGATGGGAAAAGGGGCCAAACCTGCGGGTTGGCCCCCCCATACGTAGTATGGGGGTTTGACACCTAACTGTTCCGAACGGGACAAGAGACTGATTTCATTCAGAAATAAGACTTCATGAAGTCTTCGGGCATGAGTTAGGAACCTAACTCTTATTTTCCCGCAAGCCATTGATTTCATTGAGTGCACTGTTGGCGAAGACATATGAGTCAGGCCTCACCCATATGAGTGAGGTCGTCTTCAAGCCCTTCCGGGTAGACCCAGACAGCCGGGTTTTCGACCTGGAGGCTGAGCCCGGATTGAGGGCATTTGAAGTGGCTGGGCAGGACCGGACGGGTCACTGCAGTCACCTCACCGGTGGTCGGATCGACCTCATCCACGGGCAACCCAAACTGCATGCCTTCGACGCAGAGATAGCCAAACCTTGACCGGGTGATGGGGAAGCCGAACCCCGAGGGATCACGCAGGAATTTCACGAAACCCTTGGTAGCGAGGACGCTGAGGCGCTCGCGGATCGTGTGCTTGCTGCCCAGACCGCCACTGTTCTCGAGCGCCTCGGAAAACTGCATCGCGGTGTAAAGCCGCTCGCCCGCCGCTTCATCCAGCAGCATGCCGAGAATGACATCGTGCTTGCGCAGCCGTTCGGCATCGAGCCGTGCGCCGACTTCCTTGCGCACCAGCCGCTCGCTCATCGGGTTCATCTCAACCCAGCGGCCGGCGACCTTGTCGATCAGCTTCGCTGCCAGCGCCGGACCATTGCGCAATTCGATCTCCAGCCTGCGCTCGCTGCGGTCTTCATCGGGGCGGTGCATGATCAGGCCGGAAGTATAGAAGCCGCGCAGCGCGCTGGCGCCAGACAGGGCCAGAAAGGGATCGTCCTTCACCTGTTGCTTGCCGACCTTCTTGGTGTGGTGGGCCAGGATCACACCGCAGTCGGGGTTGACGACATCGCGCAGAACCTCGACCCGGTCCTTGAGAAAGAACATCATGGCGTCATTGTCGTTTTCGCCACCGCCGTCGGGACCGCCGTCAAAGAGGTTGCGGATCGGGTCGATGCAAAGGATGTCAGGCGGCGCATCCGGGAAGGCCGCACGGATCGCCTCGATGATCTTGGCGATGCCCGCCTCATTCAGCAGAAGCTTCAGCTTCGGGGTGGCGACAAAGGTGGTGCGGGCGGCGGCAATGACATGCGGCGGCAGGGCGATCTGTTGCAGGCGTTCGCGCAGATAATGGTACTGGATCTCCGCCTGCAGATAGAACACCCGCAGCGGGCGCGGTGGCGTGAAGCCGAGGAACGGCACACCAGCCGCCATATGCACAAGCCACGAGATCAGGAAATCGCTCTTGCCCACCTTCGGCGCGCCACCCAGCACCAGCATACCACCGGGGGTAAGGACCCGTGGCGCGATGATGTCCTCCGGCATCGGGGATCGGTCGTCGAGTAAAGCGCCCAGCGTGAAGGACGATAGTGGGCCCGGCTGATTTTGTGCTGCGGCGGATTTTTCAAGCCGGATCAGCGGCGGGCCGTTCTTCTCGATGTGCCTGGCCCAGAGCCGTTCGGACTCCGCCTTCAGGCGATCCTCGGGCCAACTCGGGCGCAGGGCTGCGGCATTGTAACCCCGGATCGCCTCCCAGCCGTCGTCGGGCGACATCCGGCCGTCATGGACCATGCGCAGGAAATGCCCGATGGCAACGCTCGCCCCGGTGAAACGGCTCCAGTCATCCTGATCACCTTCGCGGACTGGCGTTGTCAGCACCGCGTCAAGCGACGGCTTGCCGGGAGCCGCAATACCGCTGCTGGCCATGCCTGCGCCCGGCAGTGGTGGCATATCCGCGACCCGGTCCGCGAATTCGCTGAGGTCGACTTCGATGGCGTGGTGTTCACGGATCTGCACCAGCCGCTGATGCCCGTGCTTGTGATAAACCGACCCTGCCACCCTGATCGGCTGATGGGCGGAGCGGAAATGGGTGTCGCCGCCGACCTTGAGGGCAATCTCGCCCCGCAGGCGGCAAAGGTCGTCGAGCGCCGTGCCCTCGGCGGGCTCCGTCATCCGCCACCAGACATGCAGCTTGCTGGCCCCTTCGGACGTACGCCCGCCGCTTTCGATGATCAGTGTTGGCTGTCCAAGATGGCGCAGCAGATGGTCAAGCTTGGCGGGGATATCGCCCGCGTCGAGATCGACGACCAGCGCCTGCATCTGCAGCACCTCGGCGGACTTGGCCTGTCCGGCTGCCGCGACCGTGCCGGGGATCACATAGACCGCGGCCCCTTCGCGCCAGGCCCAGTTGGCGAAGGTCGCGAGCTTGGCCGGTGCTGTAACATCAGCATCGACCCAGATATTGTGCGGCCGGCACTCCTTGCCTTGGCCCATATCGACAAAGCCCCTGACCGGGATCAGACCCTCGCAATAGCCGAACACGACATCGAGGAAGGTTTCGATTTGGGCGGGGTCCGGCTCGACGCCGAACGGATCCTTGACCTGCGGCGCGTCGTTGAAATCCTGCCAGGGGCTGAAGTGGATGATGTTGTCCTCGCTCACCGCGCGAGCCCCCAGCAGCGTTCGGCCCACGGGCAGAGCCGGCATTCGAAGAAGTCGCGGGATGTGGCGATGCGCGGCAGCAACTCGCCCGCATCAATGGCCCGCAGGATCCGCACCCCCCGGTCCGACATGCGCTGCGCGAGGGCGGCGTCGAACGGCACCAACTCGTGGTGCATCTCCGCCGTGTCCTTGTTGATGGCGGTGAACAGGGCCGGTGCGGCGCTGATGCCGGGCACGCTCGCTTCCATGTAGGCCTGATAAAGTGCGATCTGGGCGGCATAGACCGGCTTGGCGAGGGTGACGCCGTCCTTGACGCATAGCCGCCAGTTCTTGGCATTCATCGTCTTGCATTCCCAAAGCGCGGGAACGGCCAGCCCGAGACCTTCGGGCCCAGCGGCGATGATGCCATCGACATGGCCGCGCACCCGGCCACCGGCGACCGAGAAGCCGAACTGGCCGCCATCGGGACGATTGCCCTTGCGGGTGTAGAGATCAAAACCAGCGCCATGCAGCCAAGCCACGGCCAGATCCTCGAGCGCATGGCCGATGGCGAAAATGCGTAGCAACTGCCCGGAGAACTCTTGACCCTCGTCCTTCGGGGCGTGGGTGAATTCGAACTGCAGGGCGCGTTCGCACGCATGCCCAAGGCGCGAGCCGCCGAGTTAATTTCGCGGAGACTGTGCGGCATTGAACGCCGTCAGTGCTGCGTCGACGGCGGTGTTCACCTTCTCGGCGAAACTGGGCCGGTGGTTGAAGTCCAGCGTCAAAACGGCACCTCCGGAGTTTTGGCCTTGGCAATATCGGCCATAGCTTCGCGAAAGCCTTCGACGGCCTCCTCGATCACCGCGCGGACTTGGCGCTCGGACAGATCGGCAAAGCGGGTCTGCCAGCCGATTTCGTCCATCAGCAGGCCAAGCCGCTTCATGGTTGCGGTGACGGCGGCGCGTTCTTCTTCGGTGAGATCAACCATGGCGGAGGATCCCCGCGCCAAGCGCCACCAGTAGCCTTGGCAGGACATCGAGCAGAACCAGACTGACGGCCGGCGATGCTTCGAGGGCACCGGATCCGACCAGCCGAAGCCACGCGTCGGAGAACGGCAGACCGCGCAAAGCTGAAATCGCGGATGCCAAAGCGTTCGGCGCTGATCTGCGGACATAGGGATGCTGGCCAGACTTGGGATGGTTTCGGGCATGGGTCATGCGGCCCTCCGCTGTTCGGGGGCGGCGGCCATGACGAGCTGACGGATCGCCCGCTTGTTGAAGGTGAAAGTCATCAGCGCCGAGGCGTGATAGCGGGTCAGGCCGTAATCCTGCCGACAGGCGGGCGGCAGGTATCGCAGCTGCTTTTCCGTGGCAGCCTGGTTCAGCCAGCTGCGCGTCTTGAAGGCGCTCTCGTCGGTCTCGACCTCGTTCAGCCAGTCGTCGGCTTGGGCAAGGCAGACGGTCCGCTCGCCGATGCCCAGCAGGCGGGGGTTTTGACCCTTCGCGCCGCCAACCGCATGCCAGCGCCCTTCCAGAAAGAAGATCCCGCCCCAGGCATTGAACCCGTTGGCCATCAGCGCATCATCGGCCCCGAACAGATCGATCCAGGCAAAGCTGGACCGCTTCAACAGATCGATCTCGGTCATGATGAAGCCGCTCAACGCGGCGCGCCCCGCCGCCTCGGCCTCGCCCTCCTCCTCAGCGCCAAAAACCTCGCCGCAAAGCGGGCATTCGAAGCAGGCCAGCGGAATGTCCGCCCCGCAACCCGGGCAAACTTTGGTCGCGGCCTCGCCAGTCCCGGTCTTGCCGTCGAGGTCGACGTCCTGTTCCAGCGTGCCGTGGATCAGGCTCGAGGTGCCGAAATCCAGCACGATGCAGTCGGTCTTGACGACGCCGGGGTGTTCCTCCGGATCGATGGTGCGCAGGCCGCGCCCGATCATCTGGATCATGGTGGATTTGTAGGAACTGGGGCGCAGCAGCACGACGCAGGAGGTCGGCGGATGGTCCCAGCCTTCGGTCAGCACCGCCACGTTGACGATGACGCGGATTTTGCCCACGGCATATGCGGCGAGAATGTCGCGCCGCTCCTCGCTCGGCAGATCGCCATGGATCAGCGCGGCAGGCACATCTGCGGCGTTGAAGGCCTCCATGACGTGCGCGGCATGGGCGACGGTGGAGCAGAACACGACCGTCTGTCGGTCGCCTGCCTTTTCCTTCCAGTGCCGGATCACCTCATCAGTGACTGGCGCGCGGTCCATGATCGAGGCCACTTCGCCCATGTCGAAGTCCGCCAGTGTCTTGCGCACCGTGCGCAATTTGTCCTGCACGCCGACATCGATGACGAAGGTGCGCGGCGGCACCAGATGACCCGAGGCGATCAACTCACCCAGACGTACCTGATCGGCGACATTGTCGAACACCTCGCGCAGACCCTTCTTGTCACCGCGGTTCGGGGTGGCGGTGACGCCGAAAATGCGGGCGTCGGGGTTGGCGTTGCGGACATGGTCGATGATGCGGCGGTAGCTTGCCGCCACCGCGTGATGCGCCTCGTCGATCACAAGGAGATCGAGCTTCGGCATGGCGGCGAGATTGCCGATCCGTGCCAGCGTCGGCACCATGGCGAAGGTCACCTGACCCGCCCATGACTTGCCGTTGGCATCGACCACCGAGGTCGTCAGGCCCGGATTGACCCGGGCGAACTTACCGCGGTTCTGATCGGTCAGCTCGTCACGGTGGGCCAGCACGCAGGCCTTGGCGGCGCTGTCGCCGATCACCTCACCGGTGACCGCCGACAGCATGATCGTCTTGCCAGCACCGGTGGGCGCGATCCCCAGCGTGTTGCCGTGGGCGTCGAGTGCCGCAAGGCTGCGCTCGACGAATGTTTTTTGACGGGGACGCAGGCGCATGGTTCGTCCCCCTCACTCGGCCCAGCTGGGACGCCCGGAAAAACCGGGTGTCGCAGGGGTTTGCGGAGGCTGCTGTTGCGGCGCGGGCGCTGTGTGGCCCGGGGCCGGGGCGGTGTAGCCCTGCTGCGGCGCACTTGTAACTGGCGGCTGGCCGTACCCTTGCATCGGGGCAGCCCCGCCAAGGCCCATCAGCTTTGCGTAGTCGCGGTGGCTGGGCGTGACGGCCGTACGGACCTCGTTCTTGTCCTCGCCATTGGTGTCGGAGCCGATGTCCATCCGGGCGATGAATTCGATCCCGTCCAACTCGGCAAAGCCGCTGATCCGGCGTTTGGCCTGCGCCTGCGCCGAATTGTCCTTGTCATCGATGCCGCGCGCCGAGTTCAGGATGCCCTTGATCAACCCGCGCCCGGCGTTGCCCCAATCGGGGCCTTTGGGGCTGTATAGCCCGATCAGCGACCAGATCTTGCGCTTGACGTACGCGCCCTCGACCACGGTATATTCGGCGTCAAGATAGACAGCGCCGGTGGCGCCGCGTTTGGCATAACCGCCGGTCCAGCCCTGCGACGGATCATCGAAGCCGCCCGGGCGGATCGTCAGGCGCACCTTGGCCAGCGTGCCTTTCGGGATGACGGTGCCGTTGCTTTGCGCGGAGTTGAAATCGTTCCAGAGTCCGGTCATCGGATTTATCCTTTCAATTGGGGATGGAGGGGGTTGCGGCGGCAGCGGCAGGCGGACCTTCGACTGCGGCGGCATAGGTCAGGCGAGCTGCCGCGGAGCGCACCGGGCCGTGGATCTTGGCCATCAACTGGCCGAGATGCGGCACCTCGATCATGTCGAGCCGCCCGGAGCGGTCCTTGGCCGGAAACCCGAACGGGTTCAGCGTCTGGCAGACGAAGGCGCGCGCGGGCTGGCCATCGGCCCCGGCAATCTCGGCCATGGTGATGACCTGATCGACGATCCCGGGCAATTCCAACCCGGTCTTGGAGCCATCGATCTGCGGCGAGAACACCTTGCGATTGAAGTCATCGAGCTTCTCGTCGAGGATGCCGACGAACCAGATGTTCTTGCCGCGCGTGTGCTGCAGATGGGTGAGCCAGGCGATCATTTCGCGGCCATGCAGCCCGTAGGCGCCCCGGACATCCGGCTTGCCGGTTTTTTCCGAAAACGCCTCAGGCTGGCCCTTGCACCACTGAAAGCAGAGCCGTCCGGCGACGGTGATCGAGTCGACGAAGATCGTCTCGTAGCGCTCAACGGCAGCCGGATCGCCGAATTTCTGGCAAACGGCGGCATGATGTGCAGGGCTGTAGGCCTGATCGTCGCGCAAGCTGGGGTTTGGGCCACCGATGAAGACCGCAAAATCGCGGCAATCCATCCAGGTGCGCGGCCGGATCGTGTCGCCCTCCCAGCCCTCGATGGCGAGATCGCCCGCCTCGAGATCCATGAACAGGGTAGTCGTGGCATTCAGCGACCACAGCAGGCTGGTCTTGCCGATGCCCGATTTGCCGAAAATGCAGCCCTTGATCCCGCGCGGCTCGGCCAGCCGCTGATCGGCGGTGATGATGGGGAGGCTCATCAGCGGCCCACCACGTTGAGTGCGGCCGCGACCGCCGGATCGGTGCCGACGGCCCCAGCTTTGCGGCCCAGCTCGTAGAGCCGTTTCAACGACGAGGACCGACGGATGACTGCCGAGCATTCCAGATCGGCTGCGACGATCGCGAAGGCGATATCGTCCAGCGTCGCCTTGGTGATCAGCACCGGGGGCTCGACCGGACGGCCCGCGTGCTTCGGAAAGCAAAGGGCATCAGGCAGATCCTCCAGGCCGTAGTGCGCCTTCTTCAGGCGTGCGAGAGCGTTTGCGAAAAACATCATTTGTCCTCTGCATTGAGGGTGAGACTGAAGGTCGGGCGGCCGGTACGCAGGGTCCGTGCGCCCGCAAAGCCGTCGCGCATCGCGGGCGGCCAGGCGCTGTAGCGCCGTTCCGGCACCGAGAAGGTGATCTCGAGGTAGTCCGTGGGATTGTCGCCACTGGCGCGGATCCGCTCGGCCATGGCGGCCAGCACCGCCTGATCCCATTCGACCCGTTTGGGCACGTCGGCGATCACCGTGACAGGTCCGTCCTGGAAACGAACGGTGCCGCTGTCCTTGTTGGCGGCGAGACGCTCTGTCTGGGCACGGTGTTCGTATTTCTGGATGAGCGCGCCGTTGAACCAATCACGCAATTGCTTGGCCTTGCGGAAATGCTCCTCGACCTCAGCCTGCAGTTGGGCCAGATCTTCGGCAGGCAAGGCGATGATCTCGCCGATGGGCTGCTGATCCAGAGTGTCGAGGGTTATACGGTTGGGGATGTTCATGATCACCCCTCAAGCCGCAGGCTTTGAAGAGATTTCAGCCGTGCTATTGCGCAGCTGGCTGCCCTCGTAGCCTTCGACGTCTTCCAGGCGGTAAACCACCCGGCCGCCGACTTTCATGAAACGGGGGCCCTCCCCCGTCCAACGCCAACGCTCCAATGTGCGCGGGCTGATGTTCAACCGAGCCGCCAGCTCGATCTGGTTCAAATGTCTGATGGTCATCTGGTACTCCTTCGGAACAGATCGCTTCCGAAGGCAAATTCACGCAGATGACGGGAGAAGAGCGACGCCCGGACAGGGAGAAGAACAGGGAGAAATTACCCTAGAACTCGAACGCCCAGAGTCCGTTGGTCGATTTGAGGTGGGGGGAGAGTTGCGCCCACTTTGCGTTACCAAAGGCGCGCTGAAGCGTCGACACGCCTGAACCGGCACGCGACAGCAGGTCGTCTGCGGTGTAACGCTTGTTCTCTTTGAAGCCCTCGACCAGCGTCCGAAGAATCTTGATGTGAATGTCCGATTTGAAGCTGATCGGGTCACCGCCAAGGATGACCAGTTTCTTGCCATCTGGCGACAAATTCAGGGGTTCTGAAGGATCCGGCCGATGCGTGCCGTCGAGGCGGGCAGCCAGAATATCGGGGTGGACAGAAAGCCCGTCCACAAAATCGACCACATCGCGGAAATCAACCACAATCTGCCCTGGCGCTGCGGGCAGCTTCAAGTGGCCGACGTGTGTCGTGGTCAACAGGATGCGGGTTCGCAGCGCAGGCCGCGCCTTTGCAGCGTCCGCAATCTGGTTGGCGACCGCCTCATTTGACAGTCGGCGCGCGAACCAGACCGGCATACGCTCCGCACGACGGCCAAGGCGCACATCGCCAATTTCCCATAAGAGATTGGGGATCAACATGATCGGGCCATGGCGACTGGCCAGATCCAACTGTGCCGTTAGCCGGGACAGCAGTGCTGGCATATCAAGTCGATAGAGCGCCGTCTGTTCTGGGCCGACTTTCACCCAACCGGCATTTGGGCTGAAATAGCCGTAGGAGCCATCCTCCGGTGACCGGATCAACGGCACCGGCTCGTCGTCGTGGTCGACCAGCGAGGTGGTCACCGCATCGTCACCAGCGCGTGCCAAAAGCCCAGCGGCGAGGAGCTGCCTCCCCGCCGCGGCATGATATGTCCTCAGAACTTGCGCCGCGATTTGCGCGTTAGGCGTGTCAGCGATTGTGCTGATCAGGCTCAGTGCCTGATGATCAATCCTCAAGAAGCGACTGGTCATCGACCAAGATCCCCCACTGGCGCAGATACTTTTCGCCGATCAGTTGCTCCTGCTCGGTCTGGTCCTTGAGATTGCAGCCATGCGGCATCGTCACAGCCAAGGTCAGGGAACGGCCCCGTCGCGCGTCACCCTTGGGGTGGAACTTGATCGCCAGCTTGGCCTGCGTGATCACCCAGCCCCGCCGCAGCGGATTGGTGGCGCCGAATTCCTCATCGGCCATGTCCCAGATAGTGCCGCCTGCTCTTGCCGCATTCTCGAACGTGACCCGCCGACCTTCGTGATCAATCGGCATCAAGCGCAACTGGCGCACATCAACCCGCTCGATCCCGTCCTCAAGGTCGGTCGGAAAGGCGAAGCGGTTGAGCAGGACCGACAGATCGTATTGACGCATCGGGACTTTTTCGCTGCTGAACTCGACACCAAGAAGATGACGGGCCAGAAACTGGGCCAGTTCCGAGCGGCTTTCGCGATCATTGGCCACCACCTCGATGACACCTGTCGACGGCTCATAGGTCATCGCCGCTTCGAAAACCGGCCGATAGGCACGGCGGACCAGTTCACCACCATCATCGAAGGCAAAGTGATCGTCCGGCAGACCCTCGCGGTAAACCGTGATCTGGACCAGCTCGCAGTCTTCGCCATCAAACGTGGGACGGACTCGTTCGAAGATGTCGACATGAATGTTGTTCGAGGCAAACCGCTCGCGCAGTGCCGCCCGGAAGGCATCGACCGAGCTCGGATCCCGCCGTACCGCGCAATCGGCGTCACAAATGAAACCATCCCAGCTGCGGCCGCGACGGCGTTCATCAGTGAAGCGGACTTCCTCCGCATGCTGGAACTGCACGCGCTGGTTCAGGAACATCCAGAGCGCCCGGTCATAAGCGTTGGCAAGACCGTCGAGGATAGCCCGATCATGGATGACGCTGTAGATGGCCACTTGCCCCGCATCGTCGGACATCGACCCGACCCGGTCTGCATCGTTGACGACGCGGCCACGTGCCTCGTCGTCCATATCATCCACTGCCTGAAGCAGCGGACGAACCACATCAGGTTCAGGGGCATCCCAATCCAGCGCCGCCGGCAGCTTGATCCCGGAGGTGTTAAAGTATGCCCGAAGCGACGCTGTGGGCGTGTTGCGGATGAAGCTGGTGATCGACGCCAT